TATATATATATAAATCCATTATACGGATTATCTTATCAAATATATCATAGGTCAAAATAATCTATAAACTTCTTCTCTTTCTTATAATACTTCAACAAGTACTCATAAGTATGTTGAGATGTCTTTACAGACAATTTATATAGATTCTTCTCTTTATACTTATGAGAGACATTATATAGCTTAATAAAGATATTATCATCAATTTTAATATCTTTATCAATTATAAACCTCATAGCTGATCTCATCAATTCATTCATAGTAATTCTCCTCTAAACTAACTTATTTTATTCAATGTAGATAGATGATATAAAAAATAAATAGATTATCTATGATCCTTGAGATATATTGGGAAAAAAGAAGGAGTCGTAGCTCCTAGTGCAACATCTAAACTGCGACTCCTTCTTTTTTAGAATTCAGAGGAGGTCATGAATCGACCTTCCTTTTCATTCCATTTGAGTAAGTACTCATATATACTATGAGCAACAGTGGTATCACGAATAACATGGAGACGGAATATTCCGTCTCCATAATAGTGTTCAGGACAACTAATCAATTTAAAAGTAACTTCGTTGCCCATAAATGGTAACTCGTTAACTTTCATAACAGCCTCGATTGCTCTAAACATTAAATTATTATTCTTCATAGTGAATCCCTTTCTCCCCGTCTAGCCGATAGGTCAGCTTTAGTATTATTTATTATATTACACCTAAATGATATATATATAAATTCATTATACGGATTTATCTATGTTCCACTGATTTGTATACATATTGGGGAAAAAAGGGGGTGTAACTCCTAGCACAATATCTAAGCTACGCCCCCTTTTTTTAGAATTTAGAAGAGGTTAAGAACCTCTCCTCCTCTTCATCCCATTTTAACAGATATTGATATGTTGATATTGAGTCAATATTATCTCTAACCACATAAAGACTGTAAATATTATCATCTCTACAGTAGTTGTTTGGATAATGGACGAGCTTAAAACTAACCGCATTACCAAGTTGAAGATCGTTTACTCTCAATACAGCCTCGATTGCTTTAGTCATTAAATCATCTCTCATAACAATTCTCCTTCTCCCCGTCAAGTCCGTTAGGTCAGCTTAATATTATTTATTGTATTACACCTAAATGATATATATATATATATATAAATCTATTATACGGATTTATCTATGATCCAAATATACTAGTTAGGATTAAATGTAGGATTGATTAAACACCCAGCAGTAAAATTAACAGTGACTGGAGTATTAACTGGAACCTTTGCACTAGGATCATTTTCAATATCTACAACACCTTCCCACGTTGCATTATTCTCAAATTTAGGACTAATGTAGTTTTGGGTCTTAACTATCATTGGTGGATTAGGTTTACAATCATTAGCATTTACAAAAGCCATATTACCATTAGTAGTTGCAGAATCAGTTCTAGGTTCACCTTTAGGTATATATGCCATTAATGATGGAATATACATTGGCATGGTTTCACCTTGTTTACATGGTGATTGTTCTTTAATAGTCAATCCTCTATCATTCAACTCAGCAAATTTCTTACTCGACATTTTCGTTATCATCTATTACTCCTTTCTCATCAGTTAACACATCGGTACAACTAATATGCCATTTAATAACTTCTGGACTTATATCCTGATCGTATTTAGATTTTATAAATTGGGATGCTCTATCCTCTATAGATAAAGTCTTATCAAATAACATAGAGTATTTATGAATATTCTCAGGTGTTAAGTAGTCTTTACTAATAGTCTTCATTTTATCTATATGACCATTCTTAAAGTCAAACTTAATATTCTTATTATCCTTTAATGATTCTCTTATAGATAAAATCTTACCATCAACATCTTCTAATCCATCAGGTATATTGAATATATATCTGATATGAGTATCATTATTGATATCATCTAGTTTCTTACTAGACTTATTGATATCTGATATTATCTCATCATTAGTTTTATTACTAATATCATCATATGAGTATTTGACAGTAACATATGATGGTGCTAGATCATTTATTATAAATTCTCTATAATAGCTATTATCAGATTTCTCAAAATAATAAAATCCTTTATCTGGTTCTTCACCAAAACACCATCTAGTGAAACTTCCCATATAATGGACATTATCATTGTAGGTGCAATTTATATGGTAATGTNTACCATCACTACTAGATTTCCTATTAATGAAAACTGATGCTGGCATCAATTCATTAATAACTCCATGACCAAATATATAGTCATAATTACAATCGTTATTAATATACTCATTATAGTATTCACGTTTATTGAAGATATGCTCTTCAGGTATATAGAGTATATGAATATTATCTATATACTCATCACTAACAGTTTTAATTATTTTATAATCTATACCAGATGATATAAACCATCTCTCATATAATTGATACTGATTACATTCATGACTTTCAGTACCATATACTATTCTCAATCTTATATTTAAATTCTTACAATAGTCAATTAACTCACCTAGAAACTTAGTAGCATATAAAGTAGCAGTTTCATTTAATGATAATAGGTGATCGAAATAATCTCCAGCTATAACTATAATAGACAGTGATTCTAAACTATCTATCTTACCAAATACATATTCAGATAATTCATTATATAATTTAAAAGAGTCGGATGCTCCAAAGTGAACATCCGACAATACTAATCCGTTAAACATATTTATCAGACTCCTTTGTTATAATTAATTAGGAGTTGATATCAATATTAAAACTTGTAACAAATACTAATTATAAATTTTCTTAAAAGGGTAAATAGAGGTACTACCTCATCTCCCCTCTTATTATATATTTAATATATTATTAATATAATAATTATATTTTATTATAAATAAGAGACGAGATGTTAAACCTCCACAGTTGTAGCTTCAGACCTTCTCAATCCAGCAATAGCTGTTAATACAGCATTACTATTTCCAGACATCTCATCAGTTAAAATATTTGAGATCATTGGATCTGGTGGGAATGTAATAGGAATCTGATTGAGTTCCTCTTTAGTAGATGCTGCTTTAATCATAGATTCCATAATCTGTTGACATGACAATAATGGATGTACAAATAATTCTAATTCCATAGCTAACATTCCTAGTTGTTGTAATGTCCAATCATATGTGCATGGTTTACCACTAGCATTCCAACTACTCTTATAATTTGTATCTCCAACACTTGCATGAAGTTGTGCAATAGCAATAGCACTCATTAATAGAGTCTGTTTCTCAGCAGTACAACTATAGTAATCTTCAGAGCCATGTGCACTAGACTTAATTGGATTTTTTTCAAGATACTCAGAGAAATTCTTCTTAGTCATAAGAATCATATAATTCTTTAATTCATCTACAGACATCTTATCTGGATCAGGTTCAGCTAATGAGATATTTAACTGATTAACAACTTTATCCATCTTAGTTTCCAACCTAGTTAATCTCTCATCATATCCAGTAGACTTTACTAATGTTACTAAATAAGATTCTTTACCATCTTCTGATGAAATTAAATCAATAGCAATAGATTTAAGAATATCATACTGCTCAAATGTCTTAGTAACAATTCCATCTACGTTATATAACTTGATAATAGCTGTATTGAACTTAGATGAGAATTTAGCCTTAATCATATCTGATGTAGATTCATTCACTGTAAATTCAATAGCATTTGCAGATACTCCTTTAATTTGGGTTTTAAATTCTCTTACACCATTATCACTAATCTTGAATTTGGTAGTATCATTTAATACGATAGAATATGTATCACTCATATTGAATACATTAATCCTTTCTTGTATATATTTATAAGAGTATGACTACTCTTTATTAATATTAAGGTTTTCAACAGAGACACATATTATTACCATGTGTTCTCATACAAGAATATAGAAAAATTAGATAAGGAGATCAAAATTATGAGAAGATCAAGACGTATGAAAATGGAATCTAGGAGAAAGGCAGGTGGAGCATTTAAGTGTATTACTGGATTAGCATTAGGTCTAATTGTAGCTGTATCAACTACATTCAGTAGTCCTAATAAGACAACCATAGAGGCTGAAGAAACAAAAGTCTCTACAGAGATTGCAGGTATAAAAATTAATAATCCTGTATATGATAATGCTACTAATCCAAAACTTCCAGAGAATCTTAAAGTTAATGATGATCCAGATTCATTTAAGGTAATTGAACAAGTTCATTCATTAGAGGATACTATCAATCAATCTAATACAGTATCCATTAATAGTGCACAAGATAGTAAACCACTAAAGGTTAATAAACCTAAACACACATTACTAACATTATCACCAGCAGAGAAAGAAGTGTTAGTAAGAATAGTAGAGGCTGAAGTTACTGGAGATACAGCATATAAGAAAGCGACTAAAGAAGAAGTTAGAGAATCTAAGTTCCGAGTAGCTAGAGTTATCATCAATAGGGTTAGAAGTAATAAATTCCCTAATACAGTAACTCAAGTTGTATTTGATAAAAGATATGGTACACAATTTACACCAACTTCAGATGGTAGATATTGGAAGGTTAGAATTACTCCAATGACTAGAGAAGTTGTAGAAGAAGCTCTTAATGCAGATATTAAAGATGATGTCCCAGATGCATTATACTTCATGGTTGGTAAACGTGGTAAGAAGACACCAGTGTTAGTAGATAAGCTTAATATCTATTATTATAAATAATAGGGATAATTACTATTATTTAATTTAGCCTATATATTATTTATAGGTATCCCAGTACAATAAGTACTGTTTACATAGATGAACACATTATTTTATTAATTCCCTACGGGGAGAAGAAAGGAGGAGTCCCGATGACAACAGTCGGGACAAATAAGAGTATGGCAGGAAATGGTACATTAAGGTATGCGAACATCGGTGAAGAGGTTAATAGACCTATTATGAAGTTCTTTGATACGAACCAGATTCGTAATCACCTCTCATCAAAACTGTCACTATTAACGGATATGGTTAGAAAGTCATATCCAGAGTTAGCTGGTATTAAAAATATCCCATTGGATATTAGACCAGTTCCATTAAGTAAGTCATTTGCACCAATCAATGTAATGACTACTAATCTAGTTCTTAAAGATCAATTTGATGCATTGGTTAATAAGACAAGACTTCCATCATTCTTACAACCAGATGATGATGAAGACATTGAAAGAAAATTTATTGATGAGGTTCAGGGATTCTTTGGAATGTATGTATATACAGATGAAGAAATTGATGAGCTTTATCAGTACACAAAAGATGTTGCTAAGTTAGGAATTGATAAAGAGACAGCAAGAGTAGTTGCAGTTTCAGCAAGACCTAGATTATGCACATCATCAGATAATCATAATCGTGTTATCCCAAGATGCACAATTTTGATTGATCCAGTTAAAGTGTTTATTGAGTTAATGGAAAGAACAGATTCCAGACTTAAGTATGATGTATTTATTGAGAATTGTGAAAAGAGAAAGAAAGGAAGTTATGTATATACAGTTTCCTCAAGAGTATCTTATGATGACAATTCAGCAGGTAGTGGATTTGATAGAAGTTCATTAGCTGAACAGAATACAAGATATGTACAGCAGACATTTAAAACTGGACACTTCAAGCATGATAAGTAATACATAAATTTGGAATTCAATGCATTGGCTAACAACCTTTGCATTGAATTCTTTTTTACATAAAGGAGACTTAGTTAAAATGAGTGATAAAGCAATATATAATCTATCTATTAACTTCCATAGGTTAAAGATTAAGTATTCACTATTATCAGATTATTTTGATAATCTACTTACGATAATGCCAAATGATAAGGTGTTAGTATTCGTTAATTTAGATAGTGTATTTAATCTAATATTTACTACTAAAGACTCTGAAAGAATATTTACAGAAGATGATCCAATGAGAGATATGTTAGTAGTGGATATATTAAACTTAGCTGGACATTATAAGAGATTCTTTAGGAGTTCTAATTTAGAGACTCATGTAGTATTATATACTACAGATACAAATTCATTGATGTTTAATGAAACTCTTATCAATGATAATTATAGAGGGTATTATCTTGATAAATTTAATAAGATCCCTAAATATAAATCTTTTTCAGCATTGATTAAGACATCATTAAAAGATGTAAAGAATTTATCAGAGTTTGTTAATGGTGTATACTATGTACCAGCATTAAATATAGAGTCATCATTGATTCCAGCTATAGTATCTAAAATGGATATATATGCTGGATGGAAGAAAGTTATATTCACATCAGATTTATATGATAATCAATACAGATATATGTCAGATTATACTGTATTCTATATGAGAAGACATAATAGTCTTAAGAAGGATCTATATAGAATGGAAGATGTTGTTGAGGATATGCTTAAAAGAAATCTTAGAGATAGTGAGAAAGTGGTCTTATACAATAATAGATCTATATTACCATTATTGATGTCTGTTAATGGAGATAAGAATCGTAGTATAAATGGTATAAGAGGTGTTGGATATATAACACTAATGAATTATATTAATGATGCTATCAGTAATAATAGAATAACTACAACTACTGAATCTATAGAGATAATATCAGAATTGTTTAACGACTATATTAGAGATAATCTAATAAGCAATTTCAATCAATTATTTCTACCTAAGAGTATTATGAGATTAACTGATACTCAAAGATTATCAATAGTTGATTATGCTACTAAAGATAGATTTGATAATGATTCATTAATTAGATTAAACTCTACTAGATTCTATAATTATCAATTAGATCTGGAAGCGTTAACTAGATAAGGTATTGAAAAGAAGAATATATTTACTATATGTATTATAATCTTCTTTTTTACTAGAAAACAAAAAAATAATACTTAGTATAAGGGAAAGGGTTTATATTATATGCAAATTCCTGCTACTATAGATGAGTTAATAGACTGGGGTAAGAAACAAGAGATATCTTATAGAAATCTTCATAAAGAGTGTATATTAGTAGATAAGCAATCTGGAGACAATATTAAGATACCATTAAATGATGTCCTTACAGACTATAGATATTTTCTACAACCATATACAATATCTATTACATTAAATGATGATGAATTAGCTTGGTATAGATTTTCACCTAAGAAGTTATCAGATACTTTATATGGAACAACAGAATATTGGTATGTCTTATTAGCTCTTAATAATTGCGTATCTAAGATAGATTTTAATAAAAAGAATTTAGTTGTATTAGATCCTAAGACTATAACCCCATTCATAAATGAGGTAATGGTATTAGAAAATATTTTAGAATAATCATCAAAACTATAACAGAATAACGAAGTAATATTAGATTTCGTTATTCTGTTATATTATTTATTTGGAACCATCATTGAGTATTATAAAAATATTAAGGAGGTAAAATGATGAAGAGTTTCAATGAGTTTATTAGTATTATCAAGAATAGGGTATTGGATAATATTAGTAGTAAAGAGAGTATTGATGAAGAACCACCAGACAAGATGGTACTACTATTAGAGAATCAGAGAAGGTTAGTTAAATTATATTATCCAGATAGATTGAAAAATATATCTGAGGATATGCTTAGATATATTTTCACTAGAGCAGAAATGTATGATCCGTATGAGTTATCATATATGCTGTATGATGAATCTGATGAATTCATATCAGAATTATCAGAGAAATTTCCAGGTGGTATGATTTACAAAGATGATAGTAAAAGATGGTTGTATATTTATGATGGTTTACCATATGCTATTTGTGGTATATGTATGACAGTAGATTTGGATAATATTCAATAGATGAAGGAGATATGATTATGAGATTAGAAGATTTGAATGGAAATGTTACAGTAGATACGCTCAAGGTATATAATTTAGATATAGGTGATTTAAGAAATTTACTCATATCTGAAACTAAAACTATACAAGGTATTTTAAATATGGCTAGATATACCTCGTTAGATAATATTGATGATGCTAATAGACAATTAGTTGGTACAATTATTAGTGCAGCACAATTCTTGTATACTTATGATAATTATGATACTGGTGTAAGTGATTACACATATGATGACTTATGTAAATTATATGAGTTATTTAGAGTTACCTATCCTATAGGATATACGTTTCCTAATACAGTATCAGTAACATCACATAAATATCCATCCCTAAGAACTTCTTCACATAGTGTGTATTCACTAGATCTTATTGGAGATGATATTCCTATTGGAGTTCACAATAAGACATTAGGAGAATGGATAAATAGAACTAAACAACTGTATGAGAATAATTGTGATGAATCTTTAGACTTCAATAATCTCAAGTTAAGATACGATACTAAATTTAATGGTGTATCTTGCATATTTGAAGTTGAAGATAATAAGATTGTTAGAGCATTAACTGTAGGTGATGATTTCACTAATCAGTGTTTAGACATAACCAAATATGTTAAACACATGATTATAGATGATTATACAGGAACTGGTAAATTTGGATTATTGGTGAAGCTAGTGATGAATAATGATGTATTCAGTGAATTTAAAACTGATACTGGTATTGAATATAATACAGTTGAGAGTGCTGTGTATTCAATAATAAGCAATGAGGATAATATTATTTATAGAGATCGTCTTACAGCGATACCATTGAGGTATACGGAAGTTGATGATATCAATAGTCCTCAACATCTAGCATCATTAGATATATATAATGATACAACAGATACTACCACAAGTATATTTTCACTTATCAATGATGAAGATATGGTACATAAGCTATCACATAATAATTATATGTGTGATGGAATTGATATAAGTATCGTTGATGAATCTATCAGAAATGTGTTAGGAAGAACTAAGGATAGATTAAATTACGAAATCACTTATAGATTTACCGATGAGCCACAGACAACTAAGTTACTAGATGTTGAATTTAGAGTTAGGAAAAGTGGTGTTGTAATACCATATGCTATAATAGAACCAGTTAATTTTACTAATACTCCCACAATATCAAAAGTATCTATTGGTTCTATTGATAGATTAATATCATTGAATTTAAGATACAATGACAATGTTAAAATAAGATATGATGGTGTTGCATATCTGGATAAGTTAGATAATAAGGACAATAAAAAATCTGAGAAGATTACAATACCATCAGTATGTCCAATATGTGGAAATTATCTATGTACTGGCAAAGATAGTGATGACTATTTTAAATGTACTAATCCAGATTGTGGTTGTAGGAAAATTGGTAATATAACTGACTTCATTTATGGGTTAGGACTAAATTATATTAACCAGAATACTATAAGAGAGTTATACAATGCTAAGATAGTTATGTCTATAGAAGATCTGTTTACAATAAATACTAAGAAAAGGGATATGTTAAAATTGGATGGATTTACTATGGACAAAATAAATACTATAGTAGAAGAATTGAGTAGATTAAAGTCCGATAGATTTGATGATTATATCATATTGACTTCACTCAATATTGAAAATGTCGGTAATAAGACTGCGAGATTATTATGCAACAATTTCTCTATTAGTGATTTATTGAAGATAGCTTCAAATCATGATGTAGATACTCTATTAGAATTAAAGGGTATAGGTGATAAGAAAGTGAATCTAATTTTACAGAGTATTATGGATAAGAAGAATGTATTACTATACTTAACCACACATATGAATATTACTAGAACTCATCATATTGATAGTAAATTCTCAGTATGCTTTTCTAAGGTAAGAGATGTATCTTTAGAGAGAGATATATTAGATGTAGGTGGATCTATAGATGATAGTCTCAGAAAGGATACTACATACTTAGTAGTTAAGAACCATGAGGATAGTTCTAAAAAGATTAAGAAGGCATTTGATAATGGTACTAAGATTATTACCATAGATGAATTACCATCTATAATCAATATGTATAGATAATATAAAGAGAGTTAACCTAGTTTAAATATCACTAGGTTAACTCTTTCTTTTTTATAATCATAGATACTTAGTATTTAATAACTTATATATGGAGGTATTAAGAATGAAATTAAAGGTTAAGTATTTTGTAGATGATATTGATACTATTGAGAAGATCAATAATGGTGATTGGATAGATCTACGATCCGCAATGACAATTAAACTACATAAGGGAGATTATAAAGTGATACCATTAGGTGTTGGTATGATTCTTCCAGAAGGTTATGAAGCTCATATCGTACCTAGATCTTCAGCATTTAAGAATTATGGAATCCTAATGACAAACTCTGTAGGTATTATTGATAATTCTTATAATGGTGAGAATGACATGTGGAGATTCCCAGTCTATGCTACTAGAGATACTATCATTAATAAGAATGATAGGATTTGTCAATTTAGATTAGTTAAGAATATGGAGCATATTGATATTGAGATAGTTGATAAATTAAACGATAGCAGTCGTGGTGGATTTGGATCTACTGGTAGTAATTAAATTATATTGAGGAATCTGATAATATTATCAGATTCCCTTTTTTATATTTACTTGTATACTATTAATTTGTGGTAGTAATAGTTTATACTAGAACTAACACAAGAATAATGCACTAGAATATAGTGTGAGAAAATTATAACCCTAAGAAGGAGGTATGAGTACATGGATAACAAGTATTCAAACAATCGTTCTAATTACAGAAAGAACGACACTAATCAAAGAGGTGGTGGATTTAAGAAGAATTATAATCCGAGGTATAAAGATAATTCTAACAGAAATATGAAACCACAGGATACATTGAGAAAGGCTAAATTTAAAGCTCCAACAATGGATCCAGATCTCAATTACTGTGATAAGGTGTTTGAGAATATCAAGAATCTATTATTAGAGAATGAGATTGATAAATTCACAACTATCAATCTTGATACAAGTAAATCTAATCATGGTATTATGAGTGGTATGTATGATATCAATGATAATAGATATCCTGATGAAAAGAAAGAACTCATTAAGTTGTTTGTATTATTTAGTGAGAGACATATTTTCAATAGTGAGAAGAAAGCTATTGGGACTGATCCTATTACTAGGACATTAGTCATTATTGATATGAGTCCTGATAGAATGGGAAAGATTATCTTCTCAACTGTACACACAGACCCTATTCTTAAATCTGCTGAATACTTAAAGAAGTTATTTAGTGGGTTTAATAAGAAGAATAGTGTAACTAATGTTAGCAAGTAATTTCAAAGAATATTATAACAAACGGAGGTAGAAAGTTATGGCAAGCGTAGTTAATGATTATTTAGAGTGGTGTGAAGAGAGTATTGATAAGAGTTGTTTTGATGATACAATGAATATTGCAGAATTAGCTATGAATCAATTAAATAGATTATTCTATATTCATGTTGATAGATCTGAGATGCTTTTAGCAATCTTTGGTTTGACATATGAAACAATCTTAGAGAGGTTAATCACAAAGGAAAGAGCTGGTTATGATAATTATAAAGTAACTATCGCTAATCAGTTAGAGATTGGTTATTCATCAACCATTAATGATGAGTATGAAAAGAATGGTGGATTCGTTTGTGGAATCAAAGACCTTGGTAATAGTGGTCAAGTAGAAGATGCTCCAGAAACATCAGATGAAACTATTCAGTTATGTGTTGAATGGAATAGTGCTAACATTGTTACTGACACGAATTTCATTAATAAGGTTGTTGAAGCAACTGCTGTTAAGCTTAAACAACTTAAGTGTTTTATCGGTAGTCATGAGTTAATCATACCTATCTTCGTTGAAGTATATAAGATGGCTGCTCAATATGCTAAGATTAAGAGAGCTGAGAATAAGGATGAATTTGCATATTCAATTAACTTCCTTAATTGCTTCGATATTACTGCTAGAGAGTCTATTGATGGTGATGATGAGATTCTAATTACTCCATCAATTTCTTCAAAATTGGAATTGAAGAATGATTGGTTAGCATCAGGTAAGTTTGAGACTCCAGCTCAAGAGCAAGATCAAGTTCAAATAGAAGAACAAGACATATTGCCATTTAAAGAGCAAGATAATAAAGAAGCTACTGAGAAGTAATTTAATATAATTAATATAGATGGTGATTTCGATTGCCATCTATATTTTTTCAATAACTAAGTTAGGAGATTTAGTATGAAGAAATATCTTAAAGAACTACCAGATCAGTATAGAAAGCAATTAAATACGAATCTTATGAATAAGACTGCTGATGAACCATTAGTAGATTATGTTATTGATTGCTTTAAGTCATTGGAAATCTCTCCAGTGATTAAGATTGTTAAGACAGTATGGAATCCTAAAGAGTCAGATATAGATATCAATAAGTATATCTTTAAGAGAGATAAATTAAAGAAGAAGAGAGAGAAATGTGATTATAAATTTATCTCAGATACTAGATGTGGTTCATTAGATATCTATGTTAATTTCACATTACCAGTTAAAGATCCAAAGACTGGTGAGATTACTATACAGAAGGATTCATATAGAAAAAGTATCTTAGTACCATTAATTGATGAAAATGGTTATATGTTCATTAAGGGTAAGAAGTATATGTTGATCTATCAGATATCTGAGAAGACTACTTATGTTAGTAAACAGAGAGTTACATTGAAATCATTAATGCCTATTACTATGAAGAGAGAATCATTACATGTAGACTCAACATCTAATAATTTGATAGATTGTATATGTTCCGACGATAGTGTTATTGAGAAAGATACTAAACACGCTGAAGACATTAATGGAGAACAATGGATACTTCCAATATACAAAGTATCTATGTTTTATAAGTTTACAAATGTAATGTCATTCTTCTTTGCTAAAGGTGTAGAATGGTCATTAGACTTCTTGTATGTGAAAGATATGATCACATTTGTAGAAACTCCAGACTATGAAGATAAGGATACTATCTATTTCCAGATTGGATCAAGATGTTATCTGAAAGTCATTCATAGAGATATATTTGAGAAGTATATCTATATTCAAGGAATAGTTGGATCTATATTGGATATTTGTACTAATAGATTAACTATAGATAATATCTATGATAGGAATATCTGGTTAAAGAAGTTAGGTGGTAATATTCAACAAAATGCTGTTGAGAAGGGTGAAGAAATGTTAACCTTCTTTAATAGATTATTAGATATCACCACTCAGAAAAGGTTATGTGTTGATGAGATTCATAAACAAGACATTTATTCATTGATTAGATGGATGACAATGAATTTTAATGAATTGCGTAAGAAGGATAATATGAGTCTTTATAATAAGAGGATTCGTTGTAATGAATATATTTCATCAATATTAACTATGGAGTTATCTAGTAGATTAAACAGAGTTATGCGTAAGGGTAATAAAGCTACTATGGATACTTATAAAGAGTTATTTAAGTTTCCTGGTGATATTATTATCCAAAAGATGAATAGTTCTGGTGTCTTGAGATTTGATGATAATATCAATGATATGGATTTCTTTAGTAAGTTTAAAGCAACATTTAAAGGTCCACATTCTCAAGGTAATAGTAACTCTAATAAGATTAGTATGAGACAGAAAGCAATTCATCCTACATACTTAGGTAATTTTGATGTTATGGTATGTAGTGCTGGAGATCCTGGTACTTCAACAGTATTATCACCATGGGGAAATATTGAAGGATTCCAATTCGATCACGATACTGAGAAGGATACTTTCATGTATAATTTCACTAAGGATATGGAGAAATATAAACATAAACTTGGTGATACTGTAGAAGTTGAAGTCAATAACGAAGAAGATTTCTATAAAGCATGGAATAGTATCAGGAAGTGTAATAATGATACACAGAATTATGGAAGTCTGAATGCTGACAATATCTCATATAGTGAAGATTATAAGAAGTTGATAGATGATGAAAGCATTACTGATAATAATGAGGTTGATGAAGAATTTATTGATACAAACTCTGATGATGAATCTGTAGATAAATCAGAGTAGTGTATTAATAAAATGGATAATAGTGGATTTCTATAGTCCACTATTATTCCATCAATTATAACTTAGTGAATGGAGGTAATATTAGTTGAGAAGAACTTCATTAGATCTACAGACAATTTCTCAATATATACATATCAAGGTTGGACTTATATTGGATGACGATAATCCTAATACTAGATTTGCAAATTCTACAAAGCCTATAGGATTATTTACAGCGGGTAATAATCAGTATCTAACATTAAAACCACATCCATATATCATATTAGAATTTAAGTCACGTGATAAGAGTGATAATAGTATCCCATTCACTGTTAACCTTAATAATATTGGGAAGATAAGATTGGAAAGAACTATTGATAGGATACTACCGCAGTTGTATGATGATAAGTTATTCTTTATGGATAAAGATGATAATCTTAGGATAAATTTAGTTAAAGCTAAGAGTATAACAACAACTATAGCTTTACCTAATAATAGTACTATCACAATTAAACCAATAATCTTTGATGATGATATTGAAGAGGTTGGTTGTGTTGCAATAGAGAATCAGAATGGTCGATCAGCTATAATGAGCATAGATGAATTAGATATGATCTGTGCTTGTATGAAGACTATAAATTTATATACACTAGGTTTACAGATGTTACAAATATCTATACCTGTATTTGGTTTACTTAAAGAGCTTAAAGAAACTCAATTACCAAATAAGGTAGTAGGATTTAGTAAACCACCAGAAGATATAGTGTATGTAAACACAACGGCTAATATAAAGCCACCTAATAGTATACCAGATTTGTAAGGTTACTAATATACTATTACTATGGATGTCTAGTTTAATATAATAAAGGAGGAAGAATAAATATGAAGATATCTGAGATTTTAAGTAAGAATAACATTATTCGAGAGGATAGAATAACTGGGATCAATTTCCCAGCATATCTATCAGTCCCTGATAGAACTATCCGAGTGATGGGATACTTAGAAGATTTTGATACTGAAGATTTGGAAGAAGGTAAAGGATATATACTATGGGACAATTTTGTGTATGTCTATAATCCAAATTTAAGTAACTCAACAATGTCACAAGCAGATCGTAACTGTCTAGCATTCAATTTCCTTAATGATTATAAGGAGATTATATTCTTGAAATTCAATAAATTTAAGGAATTTAATGCTGAGAATGTTTATAATGCTGACCTGAATCAGATCATTAATGATACATCTAAAGATGATGTATATTATGATGCTAAGCAACTAATGGATATTCAATTATCCTCAACTATCTATATTCCGACAATAGAAGAAGATGATGATTTCTTAAAGAAGATTATTAAGACATTCATCATTGATACTAGAGTTAATGTTAGAGCGTTGAAGAGTAAGGGTAGTAAAGAGTATACCGTTAGTAATTTAATCACTGGATTAAATAATAAGACTAAGATGTCAGTAACATCATTTCTAAGATGGTGTGAATTATTAGGATTGAAATTCAATATGGATGTTCAATCTAATAACTTAATCAATATTATACCTAGTGATTATAGAGTACACTATGAATCTGGTTATGATAATCTTACCACAGAGAATAAACCAGTTTTCAATAATGAAGAAGAATATGAGGAGGAAGAATAATGGGTAAGGAATTTGATGATATGGATGAAATTAAGGACATGGGAGTTGAAGATATGCTTAGAGACATTTGTGAGAAAGGTGTTATTAGTGAAGAAGATACTGAGATGCTCATTTCTAAATATAGAAATAATAAAGTCATTCATGCTACAGATGTAATGAATGATATTAGAAGCACTATTGAAGCAAATAATTTCACCAAAGAACATATATCTGATATCACTTCAAAATATGTGACAGATAGTAATATTGATATCGGTGAGAATTATCCAAATATTGATAATACATCAGGTGAAAGTACTTCTGATGATGAGATAGATGACACTGTTTCTAAGGTAGATAGATTGAATAAGATAGTAAGAGAAACTATCTATGATGATCTCAGAACAAAACTAAGTGAAAAAGATTTCATTGAACCAAGCAACTGTGATGTGTATCTTAGTCACATTATGTGTCATATGTATGAAGTTAATCCAGATACTATTAACGATAGATTTACTGGTAAATTGGAAGTATCTTTCATCGCTAATCGTAGTAGTGATAACATTGTAACTATCAATGTGTCTAATTTTATCACTTGTTATACAAAGTCAAATGTTGTAAAAACATATCATATCAGTTATTGTATATTGGTATGGTGTTATCTTGATGGTTATGATACTAATAGCTTGATTAAGTTTATCTTTAATACGACAACTCGTCGGTTTATTAATGAATTCAAATTCAATGAAATCGATGATACGCCATGGAATTTACCTACAACAATGAGACATATTAAGAAGATCGCAAATAAATATTCTGGTCTTATTAAGTACTCAAATTCTAAGTTTAGTAATGGTACTGGTAAGGTAAGTATTAGGAATATGTCATTTAACTTAGGTAATGATATGAATGATGCTGTAACTGAGTTTGATAACGAATTTAGTGATTTAGATTATGAGGAGGAAGAATAATGATTATCAATAGAGGAATTGGTAAAAAAGTTACTATGGTATTGAATAGAAAAATCAATACATTGTTTGGTAGTATTGATAGGGGACGCTCTAAGCGTCTCCATCAGACACTAAATGATTTTGTTATGAGTTCTATTAACCATAAGAAGAGAAATAGAATGAATGATATTCAACATAGATTAGGAGATGTTGAATGTAAGATGATGGTTACTAATGTTGTAATCAATGATGTTAGTAGTGTTAGAACTGTTGTTGATTATAGTAAGACAATACCTAAGATGAATGTAAATTATTCATCAAGAACTACATCAGATGGTAAGACAGTTGTTAGTGCATCTCATGTATTATATACATACATGAAATATGGTAAAGAGTATCGTCAACACTTTGATATTATCTTTACAGCAGATAAGATTCTTAATGATGATGAAGTATATGATGTCATTAGATTTCTATATAGATACACTAGTTGGATCACTAGTAACATTACATTCACTGGTATTGATACATCTGATTGGGAGATTCCAACTAAGATGGATATTGCATTTAAGTGTGCTATTAAGAATCCTGATGTTGTTAAGATTGTTGAAAACAAATCAGCGATTGATGATAGAGCATTTATCGTATTAGATATGACATTTATGTTATGTGAGGATTTGTTATATACCATATCTGATGTAGCAATGGATGATGTTATATTTGTCGATAAGAAATGGTATGTTAACAAATAATGAGGTAGATTGTTATGAAGAAGGAAACTCCGTTTATAGATAGAGAATTATCATGGCTTGACTTTAATGAGAGAGTTTTAGATTGTGCTATGGATGAGAAGAATCCATTGAGTGAGAGATTGAATTTCTTAGGAATAACAACATCTAACTTAGATGAATTCTTATCAGTAAGATTTGCTGTTGCTTATAATGAAGGGAATCAATACTATAAAGATATCCTTAGTAAAATCAATAGCTTCTTAAATAAACAAGTTAGTGTATATAATACTCTAATGGTTGAATTAAAGAAGCAAGGGTATAAATTTGGTAAACTCAATAAACTGGATAAGAAGGATAATAAGAGATTACTTAAGGAATTTAGAGATAGATATTATCCAATACTTACACCAGTATTAGTTAGAGGTTCTGAAGATATACCCATGATTGATACGAATAGCTCTACAGTTTACGTTGAAGATGTTGACGGGAATATGTTTCTCATCAATATTCCAAAATTCCTAGATCACTTAATCCTATTCGGTAAAGATATGTATAATATCGAAGATATTGTATTAGGACATTTAGACGAATTCTTTATGGATATGAAGATTAAGAGAACTCTTATTATTAGAATTATTAAAGATGCTTCTATGGTATTGGATAATGATAGTAGTGATTTCATTATAGAGAAGATGGAAGAAATTCTACAAGAGAGAAGATCTAGTACTCCAATAGTTATAGAAGCTATAGGTAAACTTGATTCTGAGTTGAGAGATAAATTAACATCTCTATTTGGAGTAGATAAGAAGCATTTCATACAGTGTAAAGGTCTTGTTGATTATAGGAGATTTAGCAAACAGAAATTTTTATATGATCCTGAGATGTCATATAAGAAATTTACACCAGATTCTGTGCTAGATAGTTGTGGTAGATATAGTATCTTTGATATGATTGATGATGGTGATATATTACTACATCATCCATATGATAGCTATGAGCCAGTAGTAAAATTCATACTTCATGCAGCAATGGATCCAAATGTTGTTGGGATTAAACAAACTCTTTATAGAGTATCTAGTATAGATAGTCCAATAGTTGATGCATTGTGTAAGGCTGCTGAGAATGGTAAGAGAGTTTTAGTATTAGTAGAAATAAAAGCTAGATTTGATGAAGAGAATAATATTCATGTAGTAGATAAATTAAAGAGTGCTGGATGTGATGTTATTCTCGGAGTAGAACATCTTAAAACTCATTGTAAGATGTGTTTAGTAGCATATAGAAGTAAGAATAATATTAAGATATATTCTCATATAGCTACTGGTAATTATAATGAGAAGACTGCTGGTATATATACAGATATATCATACTTCACATCTAAGACTAAGATAGGTTCTGACTTGGTTGCAGTATTTAATATGCTAACTGGTATAGCAAGACCTACATCTAAATTAATGAAGGTATGGTATTCACCTATCAATCTTAGAAAGAGATTAATCAATAATATTGATAGAGAAATTAAACTAGCTAAGAAGGGTAAGAAAGCTGAAATCTTCATTAAGGTTAATTCAGTATCTGATAAAGAAATGGTAGAGAAGATTTATCAGGCTGCGGATTCTGGAGTTTCAGTATATGTATTAGCTAGAGGAATTTGTTCATTAGTACCTAGGAAGAATCTCTATATCAAATCTATAGTTGGTAGATTCTTAGAACATAGTAGGATATACTATTTCAGGAATGATGGTAAAGAAGATTACTATATATCATCAGCAGATTTACTTACAAGGAATCTTGATAAGAGAATAGAAGTATTATATAAAGTAACTGATAATAAGTGTGTACATAAGTTATCCAAGATTATTAAGACATATAAGAAAGACGATATGAATAGTTTTGAGATGGATGAGAAAGGTAATTACCATAGATTAATTGGTAGCCATAATTGTCATCAAGACTTCATAAAGAATAAGAAAGGATAGATATTTGTACATGGAAGATATTCATAAATTCTTACTAAGAGTATTATGGATATTATGGATAAGTGTTATTATGTGTCTCCAATACTACACATTCACTAAAGGGTATTGGAGCTCATATGACACTATTATAATAATAGCATATATATTGATAGTATCATTCACAATGTTATGTCTTAAGATGGTAAATAAAGTAGATACTATCAAATATAGATCTAATATACCTCGTAGTATAAAGGTTAGGAAGCTAGGTGAATTAATTGGTTATGAATTATTCACTAGATGTGTTAGATTATTAGCATCATTGATGTTCTGTATGGCTATATATTATGATAGATATAATATCCCAACTATTATAGGTTCATTTGTAATACTATTAGGTGAAGCTGTTTCACTATTCTATAGAATGGTAGAATTACAATAATGGAGTATAGGAGAAATTTCTCCTATACTCTATAATTTTTATTACATATGAATCTCTCTTACTGAGAGAGCATATTTTTTCATAACACTTAATCTTGATTCACCCATACTAACAACTTTAGAAATGCTAGTATCAACTAGATCAAAGAAGTATGTATAATCCGTTGGGCTAAATTCTCTAAGTCTACCTTTTAACTGTCTCATGTTATCTTTAGATGAGAATGGTTCAGTATTTATTATACATCTCAATCCTTTAATATCATCACCAGTACCTAAATATTTTACAGTAGATGAAATAATATCAGCTTTCATAAAGTCAGCTAATTGAGCTTTAGTTTCAGAATTAGCAACACACACTCTTTTATCTGGAAAATGTCTATCAATAAAATCACCAATAACTCTAGTAGATTCTATTAATGGAGATGTTATCAATATCTTCCCATCATATTCATTCATCTTAGATATGATAGTATATATGCAAGTTAATAGTCTAGCAGAATCATCTCCATACAATTCATATTCGATATACTTAAATGGACTAATACTATACTTATTAAACATCTTACTCTCAGCACTCAATGGACATTCACTATTAAACTGTGTATAGTAATAAATAACGTGTTTTCTCTTAGATGTATAATTAAGAGTTTCATCACCAAACTTATAACAGTTATTGTATGCTCTCTTAAACATACTCTTCTCTTTATTATTATTCCTATCAAATGTTGCACTGAGATAGAATGTATTATATGTGTTACTGAAGAAGTCTATCATACAACTGTTGTTGAAATATTTATGAGCTTCATCAATTATCTTAACTCCTATACCAACAGTTTTAAAGAACTCTCTAACACCTTCCCATCCATAATTCCTACCAAAGCTATTGATAAGTTGATGAGTAACAAACATAGCTGAAGCACTAGTACCATTATTATCAATAATCTTCTTCATATCATCACTACTATCTAATATCAATAAATCATCTTCTGATACATCGGTAGCTTTAAGAAACTCATTAAACCATTGAGTTCTTAATTTACTAGTGTGTGTAATGACTAAGCTCTTACATTTATATGTATTAGCAATAGCCAATATTGCTGCAATAGTTTTTCCATCACCAGTATCCAAAGTTAATGCTCTCTGAGAATATCCTATACCCTTAGTAAATTTACCAACGGAGCATAGAAAATCAACAGCATCTGCTTGGATATTACTCTTAGGAAGTAATTTAGATGATATCCTAATCTTATCAATTCTGTCATATGATCTATCTACTACAACATCACAATTTGGTAGCCCACTTTTAATGTATGATATACTAGTACCTCTTGGCACATATAGTGTACCATCTTCTATATAATAGGCAACTGGTTCAAAGCAATAATACTGATCGTCCCATACAGATAATCTTTCTTCTAATTTTCTAAAGTCACCTTTCTCGTATGGGAATATTTCAATATGCGTGTGAAATACTTTAATCGTTCTATTCATAATTAATCACCTCATTCTATTATAATGCTTTATTATAATATCTGTGTTCACCAGTATACAAAAAGATTGGGAGTGTACTTATTATAGTACACTCTCGTTATCTTTTCTTACGTTATCAGATATAGCAACCTAGTCGAATTAATAAAGCTATAATCGCTACACCTACTAGTATAATTTCTTGATTCATCATAAACTCTAACACCTCTTTCACTAAAAATGAATACTGATATTAATTCTTAACATTAATGTTCAAATAAGGTCTGTAAAAAACATTGAAGTAATATTGAGAAAGGATTGATATTATTATGCCTGTATCTACTACAATCAATGGTAAATTATATACACCTATTGATGAACATGGTGATCGTAAGGAAGTCTTATTTCATACTACTGTAAATAATGTTATTGATCCAGTTAGTGGAAAGAATATCTTAGAGTTTTTAAATGACCAAAGATATGCTCCAGCAACTGCAACTAAAGATGGATTATTATCAGCTAGTATGTTTAATACTATTAACAATTTGTCAGGTAATGAAATTGTAATCTCAAGAAATAGACCTAATAAGGATTGTTTATGGATGGAGATTACAGATGAGGTAACTGTATAATGAAGAAAATTAAACACATTATCAAGTTACTACTTGAGTATTCACTAATGTTCACATGGGGTGGATTTATCTATTATATTATAGAATGTATCTATAGAGGATATTCTCATTGGACAATGTACTGTCTTGGTGGTCTATTATTCATTGTGTGTGGATTGATTAATGAAGTAGCACCATGGGATATTAACTTATTTAAACAGATGGGAATTTCTGCTATAGTAATTACACTACTAGAATTTATTACTGGGTATATAGTTAATATTAAACTAGGTTGGCACGTATGGGATTATAGTAATTTACCATTTAACATAATGGGACAAATCTCATTACCATTTACAATTATCTGGTTTTTCTTATCTTTATTACCAATCGTGTTAGATGACGTTATTAAATATGCTCTATTCAGTGGTAAGAGACCAGTATATGTAATTACAAAAAATAAAAAGATCAAACTATAAAAAATAGAGTTACAGATAAATCATCTGTAACTCTATTAATTTGATTACTACTTAATACCAGTAAGGATAACTGCCATCATTAAGATATCCTTGTGATCTGATTCTGGAAATCCTAATAATAGTGAATCGATATCTTTCTTCACTACTTGTGGATTCTTGTTTCTGCTATGTAACATATACTCAGAAATTACATTAGCAGCATCATTAATCACCTGATCTCTCTTTGATGCTAATACCTGCATCTTTGATGTGTACTCCATCATTGATGGTGCATTGTTGTTCTTGTTACCACCGTTGTTACCTGCTCTTACTGCATCTGTTAAAATTCCCATTACTTAAATCCTCCTTAATTAATAAATATTCTATCTGATCTTTCATTACCGAATGAGTTAATATCTCTTTCGATATAGAAAGCAGAATTCCCATTATCTTCTACCATCTGTTCAGCCTCTGATTCATCTGATAGAACGTCAATGATGTCTAAGAACTTAACACCTTTCTTCATAACTATATAAACCTTACTCATTAGAATTCTTCCTCCTCATAATTTTGTTCATATCTGTTAATTGCACCATTAACAAATTCTGTTACTACTACCTTATTAGGTGAATGTGCGTTTCTAATCATATCAATGAGGAAATTGTTAACCTTTTGTACATTGGTTAATTTATTCTTATGATAATTGAATTTCCTATGTAGATAGTTAGTATTCACCTTTAACACATCTAACTTATCGAGCCTTCTCCCAATCTCAATAAGTTCATTGTGTACTAATGATTCATCTGATACTCCATTCTGAATCAACTCCTTTGTGTAATTCATTACTTCCTCTTTAAATGTCATAGCTATTTACCTCCTTAGTTTTGTATAATATTTATTAGCTACATTTTAATAGTATATATCCATACGATAAAATAGAATAGAGACTATATCCCTATTCTATTTATCAAATTAAAATGACATTAAGAAATCATCAATCTTTCTCTTAGTATCAATATCAGTATTTACGTAGATTGTATTATTGTGATCAATAATCTTAGCTCTTCCAGTTCTATCATAGGATACGATATCTCTAGGAGATAGACCAAATGATTCTAATACCATATTAATATTTCTATCATTGTTTGAGATTTTTCTGTTGAAGTCACAGAACTCTGATAAGTCAATACATTGATCTGATGAGTATTTTTCTTCAAATGGTTTAAAATCAAATGTTAATAATTCTTTAGGCATTACAGATTCTAATGCTACTGTTTGTTTACTACCAGTCTTCAATTCGGCTTTACCAGATTTATAAGCTTCTCTATGTGATGGATATAGTACCCAATCATAAGTTCTAATATTCTTCACATTCACATATGGTTTACCATTCCTATTCTCCATAGTTGCAATAGACCTACAAGAGAATGATGGAACCAATCCTTGAATGATTTCTTTAGCCATACCAGTTCCAGCATCAGTACCTGAACTTGTCTGGATCGTAGCATATAAACAATTATTCTTAAAGAATGGATTCATGATCTTATGTGAACGATTACCCATATCAATTTTCATTACTCTCTGACTAGTCAATTTAGCATTCTCATAATCTTGAGATGGGTGATCCATCTCACCATACCAACCATTCTTCTTTAAATCTGATTGAATCTCTTCAGAGTTATTGATACAATCTCTAACGTTCTCCAATGCATACATTCTCTTATTTCTATTCATAACATCAAATGAATGTAAACAAGCTTCAAACTCTACAAAAAAACAATCAACAATTTTATCTACCTTATAATCACTAATAGCATAATCTGGAGATGTTTCTTCAGCCAAATACATTATACCTAGTGCATTACTATTCATAATGATATAAACATCCTTTCATTATTATTAACTCTATGTTTTTATAAGGGAGATATGGGAATAGAAAAAAAAAGAATGGGTTAGCTTATCAAGCAACCCCCAAGCTTAACCCATTCTTTGTCTAAGCCTCTGAATAAGGGATTAGCTTATTCAGAGACTCAGACCACTGTACTAAGTGTACCTCACTACTAAACTCAGTAGTTGTGAAACGTACACCTAGTACAGTGTCGATTGGTAACCCAAGCCCATAGCTCTCGTCACTGAGAACTGTGAACATGAGATACCCCTGATATGGTGAGCAATATTCACGAATGAATTGCTTCACCACATCATGATGATTAAATCTATCAGGAATGTCCATTCTCTTTTCTCCTTTCCCCATATTAGAGATGGGATTGTATCTCTAATACAGTTATTTTTATTACACCTTAATATTGTATGTTTACATATCTCAATTTTACGGTTTTACTATACTCACACTGATATAATAGAGAATAAGGAGATTTAAAATGGCTACTATATTATACCAAAATTTGTATCAATTTTTACACAAACCATTTGGAAGGATTAAACCAGATACTACTAAGTATGATAGATTATATGATTCATTAATGTTAACTAAGAAGATTAAACTTGTAGAATATGCTCATGAAGATGAAGAGTATTATTATCATCTGAAGATACCATCAGAATCTTTAAAAGGTGAAGCATATGATGTAGTAATACAATTCTTCAAGACAGATAAGTGGAAGGTTAAACTAAATCAAAAAGATGACTTGACATTCTGGTATGTACAATTCTATTCTAATAGTCCTGGATTTGTGTATAAGTATGCTAATCTATATTATACTTATGGATATCTTATCAGTAGTTTTTATGGTAAGATGGAAGAAGAATTTAAACACGTTTCTCCTATTATAACTAATCCAGAATTTCGTATGTGTTTTGATAAGTCTATATATCTAGCTTGTAGATATCTATATGATACTAGATTATCTAATTTAGTATTATTTAGAAAGAATTTCATAAAGAAAGTTACCCTTACTCAAATGCTAGCTAATATTAGAGATTTCGCTACAGTTAAAATGGATAGAGAAATATTGAGTATGGAACAGAACCTTAAACGGGAGATGATAAGAGATAAAGCTAATGCTATTAAGCAAGAAGCTAAGGATCGTAGAAATGAAGATTCTAGTGAACCTAAATCTCCTGTATCTAAATTACTATCTCATTTCATTAAACCTAATTCAAAGGTTAAGAAGATCAGAGCTAGTAATCATACTAGTGGTACAACTGGAATTAAGACAATTATTAAGAAAAAGAAAAAACGGTAAATATAGATATATTATTAACATGGTGAGATTCTAGTTATACCAATTATAATAAACAATTTAAGGAGGTTTGTAGAATTATGACGAAAGAGAAGAATGACAGAATTCCACCGATAGGGAAGTTCAAACCATCAAAGCGAAGTACATTTGTAGAAGCTGATAGTAAGAATATGGTTGCTCACTTTTCTAAATTGTATGGAACTGAAAATGTCTCAGCATTAGAGAAATTCACCATACAGAAAATCTCATATGATAATCAGTTAGATCAAATCTGTAAGCATATTAATTTCTTTGAATATAAGTATGATACAGATCATGAATTGATGCTAGCTTATTTAAAGATTAAATATGAGATAGATTATAGAAAGAGATTTAGAATCCCTATTGGTAGTACTCAGAGAGAGATTGATAAACATATAAGAATGTTTGTACCTTATATGTATGAGATCATTTTTAAAGATACTAACATAGTACAGCATATTGAAGATTTTGTTGAAGAGAATTATTTAGATGATATCAATAGTACTAATAACGCTAATGATACTAGAGAGTATTTAGAATCATTAGAGTTTACTAACGATCATATCAAATTGATGTTAAAGATATCTATGGGTATGAGATTAATATCTCCAGTAATCTTTCACTACTTCTTTGTTAATGGTGTTAAGACACCTAAGTACTCAGATAGAATTTATCTATGTTATAGAAATCTATTTGATGATGTATTTGATACACATGGAGTTAATATATTCAATAAGTTATTTGTATATGTTAAATCCAAAGTCATTAGTAGCTTTAAACAGAATCAGAAGATTGTAGATAAGAGAGAAATCTTTGGAGAAGATGTTAGTACTACTATTGCATCATTTATTAGAAACTGTGTAATCTCTGAGAATATGGTTAAGTTTGCATTTCCATCCACATGGGATGAGAAACATAATCAGTATAAAGAGAACACTAAAGGTTTCGTAAAGGTTATTGTAAATAAACAACTTCAGTATTATATGAAGGAAGTTTATGCAAAGAATCTTACCGAAGTATCTTCAGCTAAGAACACTGATGGATTATCTGGTGCTGATAAGATGGAGATGAATATTGCTAAGATGGATGAGGGTAAAGCATTATTAGCAGAATTAAATGTTGAGATGGCTATTAAGAGAATTAAGAAGACAATAGATATTCCAGTAGAGAATTGGGAGATAGATTATCTTGATAATTATTGGAATCCATCACCATTACAGATTAGCTTAATTACGTTATACTATTCAGAGTATTTTGGTAATATTAGAGATACTATATTGATAACTAGAAGAGAATTGATATATCTAGCATTATTACTAAAGAAGAAATTACTACTGGAGAATGGTTGGTGTAAAGGGGATGGTGTAAATGGTCAACCAATTAAAGTATGTATTCCATATATACTAACTGGAAAATTTGAAGGTAGACATACAACCAGACAGATTAGAAATGCTAAGTATCTTAATGATCTTGAGAATGATCCATATTATCAGGAGTTACAAAATGGTGAATTGAAGTATGTATTAATTATCCATAAAGATGAAATCAGATCTATCATATCTGAGATCATTGGAAGTAACTTCACATATATTACTCCAGAAGATAGAGAGTTATTAGGTACATTAATTCCATATGATGAAACACAAGTTGGTAGTGAACTATTACAGTTCTTACATAGTGCAGTATCTATGAATGTATAAAATTAATGGAGCTGATTATAGTTAAATTATAATCAGCTCCATTATGTATAATGAAGTTTAAAGGATAAGAAAATGAAAAAAGAATAATTATTTTTATCAGTTTTCATTGAAAAGATAGGTTGTTTAAATGTTGCTACATATTACATATAGCACATTTACCAATATGTTACCCTTTAAATTATGGAGGTATAAACATATGAGTTTATATGATGTGAAGATGGAATTCATCTCAAGAATTAAATCAAGAGATGTTTGGTATAAAGATGTTGATAATGTTCGATTAAGAACTAGATGTCCATATTGTGGAGATTCTAAGAAAAATAAGAATACAGGACATCTTTATATTTACTATAATCCTAATGAAGAATCTCCTATATTATGTAAATGCTTTAAATGTGATATAGCTGGAGTTATTGATAAAGAATTAACTGAAGCATTAGGTATATATGATGATACTTTATGGAATGAGTATACTAATCTTAAAAGAGGATTTATCTCAGTAGAAAATATTAAGTATACTGGAATTAAAGGATTTAGATATTTTGATATGAAGTTACCAGAGGTTAATATGAATAATCCTAAGCTTAAGTATATAGAAGATAGATTAGGGATTAAATTAACTAAATCTGATATTAGTAAATTTAAGATAGTAACTTCATTAAAGGATTTCTTAAATCTCAATAATATAACTAAGTATACTCAGAGTATTCCTATGGTAGATATACTAGATAGAGATTTTATAGGATTTTTATCATATGGGAATAGTCATCTTATATTAAGAGATTTGACTAATAGATACGATAAGATGAAATGGACTAAGTATACAGTATCCAAATTAACATCAGATAATAGTTGCTTTTACTCTATTAATCAAGAGATTAATATTTTTGATAATAGAGAATATACAGTGAATATAACTGAAGGAATAATGGATATATTATCAGTACATAAAAACCTATGTCAATCATCAGATACTTGTTGTAACTTTGCTAATTGTGGAAAGAATTATAATAGACTTATAGAGTTCTTAATTAGTAAAGGCGTATATGGAGATTGTGTAACTATTAATATATATAGTGATAATGATAGTAAGTTTAATAAGACTGCTTACGTGGAAGATACTACAATAGGATACTATCGTAAGACCTTTAAGAAATATAAACACTTGTTTAAGGCTATCAATATTTACTATAACATCTTAGACAAGGACTGTGGAGTACCTAAGTCTCAGATAAAGTTGAAAAAGTATAGTATATAGAGTGTATTATACTTTTAGAAAGGAATATAGGTATCTTAATGAATATTGTGTTTTTAACAACCATTTGTGTAGATAATAGAATTGAAGATCAAGTCATCTTTTATAATTACACCGACGCTGCACAGTTCGCATTAAAGAATGAAGCTAAGTATGGTGTAAAATGTATGACTCATATTGATAAGAAGGTGGTGAGATAACTTTGAAACCAATGGATCATCATTTTAATACTGGTGATAAAGTCTTCTTCATATATAATGGATTACCACATACTGGAATAGTTCAATACTATCAGACTGATGATATTGTACTATTGAAGAAAGTAACCTTTATATTAGAAGAAGACGTTGATGAGATGAGTGTCCCTACTAAATTATTAGATTATAGAGAAGTAGCTAAGACTATCACACTCCCAAAGTATCCAGATAAAGGAGAACAAAATTTAGTTGGATCTCTAGTTGACATCTGTAGAATGAGAAATTATGATAGTAATGACTATGATAAATTCTATCAGGTATATAGTGGTTATTATAAAACCATTTAATCAGAAAATAGTTAATGAGATAAGGACTTTGTATGATCCTTATCTCATTATATTATTTTTTACTAATAGTTGAAGTTTCTGTAGATACTGTATCAGTTGATGAGGATTCTGTAGAATCAATATCATCATCGGATTCATATTTAATCTTAGGTAATTCAAAATCCTCTGGCACTTGCTCAATAATGGTTACACCACCATTGATATTCACATTATTATCACCCTTCTTAAAATATACACCATTTGAATTTGAGTATACTACTCTAATATCTTGCCCTTTCCAGTTTCTAACAAAACCACCATCATTAGTGTATGTAGTAATTGAGTGAAATGAACCAGTTGTAGTAATTCTCTCTTTATATAAGCTATAATATGAGAATCCTGATCCACATAGTAGTGTGATGATTACTAATATGATATAAAAAATTCTAATTCTAGCTATTCGTTTCTTTGTTTCTTCTCTCTCATTAAGAAGCATCAACTCATAATCTTCTTTTTCCATATGAATAATAGCCCTTTCATAATATTAGTATAATGTGGTAGTATGAGATATTCTCCCATACTACCATTATTAAAATTTCTATACGTAATCTCTATGATCTGTAATAATTAACTGATTTCCAGTAATTAATAAACCAATAAGATCTGCTGATGTCTTTAATACTTCAATATCAGTTTTAGCACTATTGATAATATTAGGTGTATAATTACCTGTAGTAATGTCTAATGGTAAACCACTATCAATAGAGTAACTAATAATAACATCAAAGATATCATCAATCTCAATATCCTTACTCAATTTAACATCAGTATTAGATGCTGTTGATGGTCTAATTCCCATAGATTCAATCAGTTGTAAATTGTAAACAGATGACCATGGTTCAGTATTCTCTATTTCGACATTATCATATCTTGAATATAGTAGTTCTTTATATACTGAAACAAAACCATTTACAATAAACTTACAGATTTGATATTCAATCATATCAGGATCAAAACTATCTAAAACTCTTAATGCTGCTCTTAATGTAGATGTAGAACAACCTTTAACGATACCATATCTATATGCTGATTCTGTAGCTTTTACACTATCAATTACTGAATCATATAATACTTGTTGACTAAGTTGAGAATTACCACCAACTTCAATTACTCCTAGTTTCATTTTAAGTGTGAATAATCTCTCTTGTAATCTTTCTGATACTACGTCCATATTACCTAGTTCAGCATTCTTATTAATGGATTTATCATATGCTACTTGAATGGTATCTAATGTCTTATTATATAATTCTTCATCATAAGTAAGATCATCGAACACTGAACCATTTTCCATACCTAATTCAACGTTACCAGCAAATCCACACCTAATTGCTTCTGGTTTAAGAATAATCATTCTTTCATCATCTGTAATAGTTCCATCATCTAATACATATGGAACATCTTTATTATCAGGATTACTTCTCTTAGATGCTACATAGATACCTTTGAGATTTCTATTATTCATATCAATATACTCTAATACAAGAGAACCATTATTAGATGTAATATTATCTAAGATTAATCTTTCTAATCCCATATTGATAATTGTAGTATTCAATAGAATAGCTAAATCATCATATCTATCTCTATTATTACCAAATGATGTCTGACAGGTTGTCAATACTAATCCAACATCATGTGAGTCTTTATACTCTTTCATTAGTTCTCTTGATATAGTAACCATAGCAACATTATCATATGATGGTGCAGATACTACTAAATGTCTACCTAATATCTTAGAATACTTTGCTAATGGTTTAAGAATATTCTCATAACACTCCATACCAATAACATGGTCAAATAATAATACATCACAATTCTTATACTTAGCAACTCTATCTTCATTATTTACATATAGAGCATCTCTGATAACCATATCAAAATGATAACCTTTAGTGATAGTACTCTTAGTAATTCCATCTGGTGCTTTCTTCACAGTAATCAATGGGAATCCTAATTCATCATACATATCACTGATTAGTTTGGTTACTTCACTATCACCATTAGATGAAATATATGCTACATTAGAAATAGTCTCAACCATCTTATCATGATTATCCGTATCAATCTTAGTGATCTCATAATTCTCAAGTTTCTCAATAATCATATTAGTTACTCTCTTATATGCATTGAGAATATCTCTAGGTGGTAGATTAAACTCCTTAATATTATCATATTCTTTCATGTATGCTTGATAGATATTATTTACTGCAACGATTGCTGTAGTAGTTCCATCTCCTACTAAAAAATTTAATTTCGTACATGGTCCAATAATTAAATTCTTAATAGCATCATCTACTTCATTACGCTTCTTACTCATTGTAAGATACTTAGCAATAGAATATCCATCTTTAGTCATATGATGATATGGATAATTAATGATGATAGATGATGAACCATAAGGACCATATGATTTCACTAATGCATTACTAATCATATTAAAGATAGTTGCAACTCTCTTCTGGAATGTTCTATCATCTACTACATTAATTTGTGGTGTATCATCTAAATCGATAAAATTATATAACTCCTCTAAATCTACCTTCTCAAAAACCTTATCCATTATCTTCTTCTCCTTTATTCATGTTATTAAACAACTCATCTGGTAACATTGCATTGAAGTATGATATCTTAAATACGTTATTTTCTATTAGGTAATCGACATTAACCGCTAATTTCCTAGTACCATTCTCATCATACGTATAATTATAATCATAATCACCAGCAACGCATATTGATGAATATGGTAATTTACCACACTCATCTAAAGTTATTAATTTAAATATATCAGAAAATATATACGTACTATCATCTGGTATATCTTCTAATACTTCCTTTAAATCTCCATATACATATTCTACTTCATCTCCCCAGTTTAATCTAAGATCATGCTCTACGTGCTCATTATAATCTTCTGTATATATTTTAACATCTTTAACCATCTTACTAGTGATGAGATATAATAATACATCAGAAAAATTAATCTCAGAGTAATCTGTATAGAATGCTTCATTGTATGATAGAGTATGAAGTAATTCATCTAAGTCAAAATCTTCTGGAGTATTTGTCTTAAAACACTTAAAAAAATTACGATCAGTTCTATTAACGTACCATTCGTATAATGCAGAATTATTTAATCCATATATAGGACTAATATCTACTATCTCTCTAAGCCTAGAAGAATTTCCTAGGCTAGAGAGTAATATAAACCAAGGTACCTTAATTACATCATAATATTCTATAAAAATACATTTGCTATTTAGGAACATCGTATCTGTAGTACGAAGTATTCCACCATCAGCAATAGGTTCTGTAATCTCTGGCATTAAAATGTCTCCTTAGTTTAATCTATTATATTAGAATGGTAATCCTCCATCATCAGCATCTTCAGGTACTGTCATAAATCCAGGATTTCCTACATCTTGAGATTGTTGCTGATTAGTGTAGTTATTAGTATACTGATTAGCTCTAGCATTAAATTGAGCCTTGATAGCATTTGTTTGTAAGTAACCATGTCCACCAAGTCCAAGAACCTGAATCTGATTCTTTAAGATAGTATAGAACTCCATTAACTCTGATTGGAATGTAACATATTCTTCTTCAGTACCTTTAGTATTTCTAACTCTATACTGAGATGTACCGAAGATATATTCAATAATACTATTACCAGTATCTGAAATAGTATTAATAGATAACTTAACTGACATCTTACCATCATCTGTAAGGAATGTAGAAATCTCTACAATATTCTTTTTATTACTACTTCCCATCTCAATAGCTGTTCCTTTATCTGGAATACCATTATCAATAGCTGGGAATACAACTTTTTCAATACCTTCTACGAATGTCAATCCCTGTGAAAATGGGATTGCTGTATTTACTCGTCTTTGAAAATCATATCTCCTAACACCATTAGAATCAATACCTGATGATGGTGAGATTCTAATAGAAATCTTGTCATTCCACCCACCAATAGTTAGTGATGAAATACTTCCAAATAATGTAATAAAGTTGGTGTTAGTGCTAACCTCTGTGCTCTTGTTGTTAATCTGTCCAAACATAATTCAAACCTCCAATAATTAAAAATTTTTATAAGTATAATAGTACCTCAAATGTACCACTAATTACACATTAGTTACATTGAGGGTAATTATCTATCTGTGCTCAGAATATAAATATAATAGGGATATGAAATTAATCATATCCCTATTATAAATAATATTAGAAATTAATACCTAATGTCTTAAGGTAATCTCTAATAGCAATAGCTGTTTCTCTAATCTCTAATTGTGCATTATTAGAACATCTCTCTTTGAAGTAATGTGGTAATGTATACATAGGTTTTGTAATAACCATTTCAGTCATCATTGCATTAGGTAAAATGTTTCTAGCAACCTCTTTAGGAAAACCTTCACCAATCATCTGATTATATACAGATAATAATTCTTCAATAATCTCATCATATGATAATTGCTTATCATAAAATGCAAATTTAGTATCGTTAAACTGTAATGGCTTATACCACTTAGAATCTCCTTCATTGACATATCTCTGAGATCTTTGAGAGATACTATTGATTCTATGTCTACACTCTTGTTGTGATACAATTCTAGGAATCGTTAATTTGTAGGTGATAGAACTAAACTCTTTATAGTATGCTGTAGCAAATGCTTTTAATTCATCACTTACTACATTCTTCCATAGTCTAATTCTAGGAACAAAATCATCTACATTAATCATATCAACCTTAATACCATTTACATCATAGATATTTTTAAATCCAGTATCATAAGCTGGTTCATTAGGATTATAATCTAAATCTTCTGGCTTATTATATACAGTATCTTCTGGATTGAGATAACTAGTATCACAATATCCTCTGAGATAATCATATCCTTCAAGATCATCTGTAAAGATACCATTACACCAAACTGTAGAGAATAGATAGAAAATTCTAACAATCAATTCTACAATACTACTATGCTCGTAGAATTTAGTAGTACTATTAATTGATAATAGATATTTTACGAAATCTCTCCACATCTTAAGATTACCACTAATTGATACAATAATGCTTTTAGAATCTAATGTACAAATTGATGTGTTAGCAAATACATGGAGTAATGAGTTTGACATCTTAAGTAATTCACAAACCTCACGGAACATCACATTACTACATCCATATCTCTTAAAGATTAGTGTAAAATCACCATGTTCGGTAACTGATTCATGACCTGATTTAACTCTAGCACCGATATAATCTAATGCCTTAGTTTTATCATCACTCATCTTACTTGTTACACCATAACAAATTCTTGATGCATATTCTATTGTCTTTAGAATATTCTCACTTGTTATTGCAACTACCTCCAAATCTCCACCATTGTAATGTAACTTAAACATACTTATTTTCTCCCTTCTTATTATATAATAAATAATAGTTACATCTTAATATTATATATTAGAATATAATATTCTGATCTCCCCTATTATATTAATATAAGAGTGAATATGCGTATAGAAGTTTACATAAGACAATTTATTAAATTAATAGAAGGGAAGGTATTGTATTTAAATGGGTTACGAACAGTATGACAACAGACCTCAAAACTCTACATACAAAACTCCATATCAACACGCTGAATTTATGTGTTCCGCTAGTCACACTTATGGTAATGCAGTAGCATTTATTGAGAGTTGGTTAATAGATCTATTCCCTAAAGATTATTTTAGATCTATTAATATCAATAGTAGAATAGCACATAGACAGATTAGAAATACACCTCATGAATATAATAAAAAGACTAAGCCAATATTTGCAATGTCGCCTAGAGTAGACTTCGATGATGACAGATTCTTATCTGGTACATTGATGGCTGAACCTATATTGGATATGCACTATCTACAAGGTATGGGAGCATTAATGCCATTCTTTGAAGATCCAGAACATGGTTTTGAAATTAAATATCAATTAAATAGAGATGTTATGTATGCTGATGTGATTGTGATTGTAGCAACTAAGATGCAACAGATTGATATGGTCACATATCTACAAAATAAGACTGTATTTAATTACAATCAGAATGTGAAAACTTGTTTTGAATCATATCTTAATAAGGGATTATTAAAGACAGTATCCAATATAGTAAATATTCCTATAGAGGATGAAAATGGTAATACTGGGAAATTCCTTAATTACTTAAATGCGCATAGTAGATATCCTATCACATATAAATTACAAGGTAGCAGGAGAACTAAGGAATTCTATAGGTATTATCCAGTTACTATAGATACATTGTTGAATAATCTATCAGCAGATGATGGTGATAAAACTGGTCAAGTAACAACATCATATAAAATAACATTTACTGTTAGAATGGAATTCTATGCTGCTGGATTTTATTTCTTATTCTCTAAGGATAAAATTCCATTAGTGGTAGATAATGATAGTTTTAATAATGCTATTATCATTCCTACATATACTGATGTTATTACTAATGATGATTTATTCTTACCAGATGGGTGGAATCTATTTACTAATGTATCATTCCAATTAGAGAAACCAAATGATATTATTGAATTGGATAATATCCTAAATACTTCAATAAAAGCTGGAATAGAATATCATATAAAGAATGGATTACCATTATTGGATTTAGTAAATATCAAAGTGAGGAAACAAGGTAGAGAATTATTACAGGGTGTAGATTATAAAATAGATTGGGAGAAACTACAAGTTATCTTTAATGATGATGATTTTAATTTCTTCACATATAGTCTATATTTCAGTATCAATACAATATACCTTAATGATTTGATTAAGAGTATATTTAGTTTAAAATAAAAACAGAAATAAGAGTAAGTGATATTAAAATATCCACTTACTCTTATTTTCCTCTATGTGTAAAAATTCAAGTTGAGTTACACATGGTATGAAAACCGTATTCAGAATACGAACAATTTGCAAAGCGATAGGACTCTAACTCGTCCTAAATATTTTTTAGCGGTTATTTCAAAAACGAAAATACCTTTTCTAACTCTAATTTAGTTACCAGTGAGTTAGGTCTATAATATACTACTAATAATCTATTTCTATAAACAGGAGAAAATATCAACTGATCAACTTTAATCACATCAATAAGTTAATATGAAGAACATTGCCAGCAATACTCAACTTGAATTACAATAGTGTTATATTTTAAAAATTAATTGTAATATTGAATACAGAATATAATATACATAAAGATACCTTTTTTATATCCAACTTGAGATGCTAGCCTTTTAAACTTACCAGTTACTCCACTATCTATAGACCATTTATCCAATAACCCTTTAATAGTTCCCACATTGACATTATTAGAATTAGTTCTTCTAAATAAGTCCATAGAGAATGATAGGAATTTTTTCTCATTGATTTCTCTTCTCTCATGATGTTCGTCATATAGGTAGATAAATAAAACAGCTTCAATAAATCTCTTTAATTCAACACTCTTCTCATCTATAACAATCTTAGACAAATATAATCTAAGATCAGATATTGATACCTGACTAACTTTAGCTGATATAGTTGCTCTAGTAATATCTACACCGTTGGCTATCATTGATAATAATACCTTTTGTGTAATATTCTCTACTACTGTAGTATCATTCTGTGTATCATCTATTACTTGACCATCAGCATATTCTTCTGATTGTGTTAATACTTTTAATCCCTTCTTCTCATTATCATAATACTCATTAGCAATATTCTTAAATAATGATTTTTGGTCATTACGAATTCTTCCAACGAATCTAATAATCTCTTTATCAGATGCATCTACGAAGAATGGTTTCATAAAGTTATAACTACCAGTAATAGAAAATATTAATGTCTTAATAACAGAACCCTGTTGCTTAATCATATATTTTCCAGTTAGATTATCTATGGTATATTTCATAACTTCTTCTTTTGCACCATATTTAAAGAATACTGAAAATACACTAGGATATGATGCTAACGAATACATTAGTAGTGTAGTATCTACACCCTTAGTATCTTTATGAATCTGATAGTATCTGATACACATATAGAATACAGTAAATATAGGATTCTGTTGAATTAGTTTCCAGTTAGCTTTATCATTTACTAATTTAGTCATTTTCTTAATAGTCTCAATAACTGCTCTTTGGTCTATTTCCAATAATGAAAAGAACTCTGCTTTCTCTATATCTGTAAAAGGAACTAACTCAACTGGTCCAGCCATATTAAGTTGTACAGAATGTTTATTCACAAATTTACCTATCAGGTTTTTAAAGGCTCTATCTTTAGAAGGGTTTGATAATGCCTTTTCAACTAATGGATATATTTCATCTCTAAGAATATGAGTATCTGAATTACTCTCTAATAGGATATTAGTACTCTCATTGATAATAATATCATCACTTATTTCAAATTTTGGAATATCTATTACCATAATACTTTGATTGATAATACCACCCTTTCTTTATATTAAAACTTTGTTTTCTGGACATATCTCAAAGATTCATTGAGAAAACATAGGATTAATCGTATGAAAGGAGATTTTTCTTTTTAATGAAGATAGATATAATTGATGTTGATGAATTCGTCAGTATTAATGATCTTAAAGAAGTTACTAGTCCAGTTATCTTTCAAAGAGGTGGTATTCCAGATCCTGATGGATTATTATCCACTAGAATATTTGGATCTACTATAGCTGAAAGACGAGAGACTTTTGCATATATTGATTTAGGTGGAGAGTTTTTTCATCCAGCCGTTTATAGAGCATTATATGCAATCTTTAGAAATATTGATAGAATCATTGATGGTACTAAATTTTATAAGATAGATAAAGATGGGCATTTAATAGAAGATGAAGGTGGAGAATCTGGTATAGAATTTCTATATAATAATTGGAAGAAAATTAATTGGGGTGAGAAAGAAGTTGGTAGTGGTAAAATTAGAAATGAGAGATTAGACCTAATTAACAAGACTCCTAAAAATTTAGTATTTATAAATAAATATCCAGTGTTACCAGTATTCTATAGAGATGTTAAATCTGACGGAGCTGGAAGTGGTGGATCTACTAATGAATTAAATAACCTTTATACTACACTGATTAGACACGCATCATCTGTAAGAGATAAAGGTATGTTTGATTTTACATTCCATGCATCACATATGCAGATTCAAAGAGCTATTAATGATATTTATGAGTATTTCAAGCATAAGATTGAAAGAAAGAATGGATTAATTCGTAAATATCTAATGGGTAAATCTGTAATCAATTCAGCCAGATCAGTAATTACTCCTACTGTATATAATGCGAAATCACCAAGTGAGTTATTAGTTAATTATGAATACTCTGGAGTCCCTATTGCACAATGTTGTGCATTAGCATACCCATTTCTATTAAAAGGATTACTAGATTGGGCTAGAGATGTATTTTATCAGAAAAATAACTTCTTCACACAAGATGGAAAAGTTGTTCAGTTAGATAATCCAGAGTCTGTGTTAACTGATAAATTCTTCGAGAAGATGGTATCAAACTTTATGAAGAATCCAGAATCACGTCTTGATGTTATTAAATTGCCAGTTGTTGGTGGTGGTACTGCTACACTTAGATTGACTGGATTTGTACCAGAAAAGACTAACAAAGATTTTGATGCTGTAAGATCAGAGACTAGATCTATGACTGTATTAGATCTTTTATACGTGATACTATCAGATATTTTAAAGGATAAGTATGTATTGTGTACTAGATATCCCTTACTAGATTCATTCTCAATTTTTGTATCTAAGATTAGAATCCTAACATTAGATACAACTGAGGTTAGAGAAATATCATCAATAGAATATCCATTCTATCCAAAGATTGATTTAGATATGCCTAAGAGTGAGATACCAATTCACTTTATAGATTCTATGAGATTCTGTCCAGCATATCTTAAAGGATTGGATGCAGACTTTGATGGAGACCAGGTAACATTGAAATTATTGTGGACACAAGAAGCTAATGCTGAAGCTGCTAAATATATTAAGAGTAAATTATCATTTATTAACACATCTGGTGAAATGATGAGAACTAATTCAATAGCTGAAGTTATCCAATCATTTTATAATATGACTAAAGAAAATAAGGAAACTAGAGCTTTAACTAAAGATGAGAAAGAGTGGTTATTGAGCGTTAAACCTACAGATTTTGACAAGGATCTATTAACTCAGATGTTTGGTAATTTTAGAGATAAGGAAAAGAAGAAAGATACAAATGTTCCAAGCTTGAGACCATATTATACTTTCACATTACCTGCAAACTTATCACCTACTAAAAAAGAATTACCAACAACTGTAGGAAGATATGTACTATCAGTTATAGTATTAAAGAACACTGGATGTGATGTTGTAATACCTTACTTCACAGATACTGTAGAAAGTGATGCTTATGCAGGATTTGAACAAAAGATTGGTAAGGCATTATTGAATGATAAAATTGATGTTGATACTATAACTAAGTATATTGACACTAGAGATTGGGTTGGTATGGTATTACACTTATTAGTTACTACATCATTCTCACCTAATACAATTAAGATCCCACCAGAAGTACAAAAGCTAAAGGTGGAATTATTGAATAAATATTCTAAGGAATTAGAAGAAGGTGATCCATCAGTATCGGCAGAAATTGAAAAGCAACTAATTGCAAAGACTAAAGAAGTATTAAAAGATGATAAAGGACTAGACTTATATCTATCTGGTGCTAGAGGATCTATCTCTAACAACATGAAGAATAACTGGTTATATAGAGGTGTTGTAAAGAATACAGTTACTGGTAAATGGGATGTTATTACATCATCATTGGCTGATGGATTATCTAAGAAAGATATTCCAGCATCTTCTAATACTATCCTTAATGGTGCATATGCTAAATCAGTACAGACAGCCGTAACTGGATATCTTGGAAAACAGTTATTAGCAGCAACACAATCTGAAGTACTAGATGTTAAAGGTAGTGATTGTGGAAGTAAGAGAACTATTCCAGTTGTTATTACTAAGAAGAAATTAAAGAACTTCTTATATAGGTATATAGTAGAAGGTAAGAAACTAGTGTATTTAGATGAGAGCAATATCGAAAAATATATTGGTAAAGAAGTAAATATGAGAAGTCCTATGTGTTGTGTAGGAAATAAGAAATGTAATGTGTGCTGCGGAGATCTATTCTATAAGATCGGGGTAGAGACTATTGGATTAAGTACTAGTAGAATTTCTACAGCATTGACTCGAATGAGTATGAAGAAATTCCATGATGCAACCATTAAAACGATTAAGATAAACATTGATGATATCTTACAATAACTAGAAAAAAGAAGTACTCTATAAATATTAGAGTACTTCTTTTTATATTACTTCTTCACCAAATAGAATGGTGAAACTTTCTTAGGTGTTACAACATCATTTAACATCAATAGATCATTAATTGCATCATCAACGTGTTGCATATCTAATAGACCTTGAAATAACATTAATGCTTTTAATCCAGTTACATAATCTTCATCATTAAGTAATTTGGAATGTATACCTTCTGGAATTGGTGCAACATCTAACCATATCTTACTAATTGGATTCATCTTATTATTGATTGCTCTTCCAAGATACAATACACAACTAACCTTATCCTTCATACTAAAATTCTTTATAGTATGAAGTTTCTTCATCTTAGTTGTATGCATTAATAGTATGAATGTGGTCTGAATATAATGGTTGACAATAACATCTGTTTCCACAGTTCTAATATTCCTACATTCTTCTAGTAGATCTGGAATGGTATCATGTGATATGTACTTAATCTTCATAGGATTAAGTTTCTCTTTCCATAAGAGTTCCATTGTGGCATATGTACAATAATACATTCCATTGATTACCTTATTTGTACAATGTCTCATCTGATAGATTGCTTTTAATAGTTTGATGATATCAAAGACATTATCTCTATCAGGTTTACCACGCTTACCATATTTATCTAGTAACCCTAAAATTTCTCCAACGGATCTAATAGTAGAATTCTTATTAAACCCATCACTCATTGGTAGATGATGATTATAAGATTCCTTGCTCAATTTCTTATACTTAATCATCTTAATGATTTTGAGATTTCCTCTACTAATTGTGAAGTACTTGTTCGTATCATATAAACCTTCCAAACAGAGTAATCCTACACCAATACTATAAGCATCTTCTACTAGTTTCATAGTAGGAATATCCACATAGTCTATGGTCTCCTTATTGTACTTCCTTATCAGTTGTCTAAAAGCATTTCTAAATTTCTTAACATCCATTTTATTTACCCTCCTAATTTATAATAGAATGCTCGATACATTCTAATAATATAACAGTACATCAGTATTGTTAAAATCTTTTAATAGTATGAAAGGTAGGAACGTTTTATATGGCAACATATATGAATGATAAGAAGAAGTTAGTGACTATCAATAGTGTTGGACCAATTCCACTTCTTGGTAATATTGTAGGACCAGTGTTAGCTCCTAATTATGTATCTTTGAGAGTTATCACAAATCTTGTACAGGCTGGATATATGGTTGATGAGATTAATCCATTGGATTACAACGATACAGTTAGACTAACAATCCAGAATGTAAATCTCGATAACTTCAGCAATTCAACTAAGACAGTATCTAAGGTTACTGAAGCAACTCCAGAAGTTACAACTACAAATGTACCAGAAGTTGCAGTTGATAGTGTACCAGATTCTACTACAACTGAAGTAACAGAGGATCAGTCAACTAATTCAGTTACTGATAGTAACGATTTCAAGAATAAGAAGAAGAATCGCTAATAAGAAAAAAGAGGTAGTATTATATCCTATACTACCTCTTTTCAAATAATATTCGGTATGATATAGAGAACACATCAAATATTCTCTATATCATACCTTCACCAATCTTTTACTTAGACTCTATATAAATATTAGTCTAAGTCTCCTGATGTCTCATTCATTAGTAATGATCACCTCCTTTCGCAGAAATGATACCTCAGTTTAGTAATAGAGATATCAGGATACACATAAATAATGTATCTATAGACATATTGAATATACGAATTTATTCAGGAGACTTATTTTTAAGATACATTTATGTAATTCCTATACGAGAGGAGTGATATTATGTATGATCCTGCATTTGGTGTCAATAATTTCAATAAACCAAAGATGTATTCAGAATCAGAAACTACTGCAAATAATATAATGAGTTTATTATACGGAGTTCCTGGATTCTATCCATCCATTCCAGATTTGGGAATGAATATTGGAAGATTATTGGATTCCTTTATGGATGATATTGATACTGAGTCTATAAAAGTAGAATTGGCTACACAATGCAATAAATTCATCAAGAATATAAGAGATGGTTCATTTGATGTTGAGAAAACTACATTAAATGGTAACCCATTATTGATTTTTGTTATTCCAGTAACTATCAAACAAGTTCCAAAAAGAGTTGGTATTGGAATAACAACAGATATTGATGGGAACCTCACATATCGTGTGACTTATACTGATGATGAGTAGGATATATTTTTATAAGAAAGGATAAGGAAATATGGAGAATAACGATAGAACTTTAGACGATCTTATCGGTAAGAAGGTTGAAGAAGTAATGGAGTCTAATAACCATGAAGATGAAAAGAGTCCATTAGAGAAAATGAAAGAAGCTAATGAGAAATCTGGTGGTAGAGGAGTTGTTATTAATAACGACGAATATACTGAGGATAAAGGTAAGCAATTTGATTTGAGATCTCCTGCCGATGATAGACGTGATGAAGATTTTAAGAACTATCTTGAAGATCAAGATAAGCTTATTGAAACTGCTAAGAAGGTTGAGGTTGTTAGAAAACCACAGAATCAGATTGAGATGATGGCTATGATTACTGAATTGGATAATATTGCTACTAATGGTGAAGCTATTCAACAACCACGTGATAAAGATGGTAACATCATTGATATGAGTAAAGTTGATGATACTAAAGGATCAACCTTAATCACTGGAAGTAGTAATGGCACATTCGTTAGAGAGAAATCTGATACTAATGAATCTAATCAGGTTGAAACTTCTACTGAAGAAAAATCTGATAGTACTGATAAAGAGCAATCTGAGAAAGACAAGGCTAAGTTAGAGAAGCTTAAAAAAGAAACTGAGGAGAAGAATGAGTTAGTTACTGTACTCATTGACAAGACTGGTATCTCAGTAGAAAATGGTTTTGATTTTACTGAAGATGAAAAGACACATATTAAACATGCTAGAGAAATTGTATTAAAGCAAGTTGAAACTGTAGATCTTAAATCATATACAGTAGTAAAACCAGCTATGAGTTTTGCTGAAGCAGTTAGTGCTAATCAACCAGGAATTGGTAATACTATTGTAACTTGTGTTAGTTCAGGATATAGAGCTACAGTTAAAGGAGCAAGTTATTATCAATTAGGTGATTTGATTATTAATCCTCAGACAGCATCTTTTGATAAATACCATAAGGTATATTCAGTTATCTACAATTCAATCGTGAATACAACTGTTGGTAAGTTTGATACATTTGAGGATTTCTTAAAGAATACTACATGGATTGATATGAATGTATTACTATATGGAATCATTGTATCAACATTCCCAGAAGTGGATACACTTAATCTAACTTGTCAGAATTGTAAACATCAGTTTGAGCATAAGTATGTAGTATCACAATTATTTGATTTGAAGAATACTACATTAACTTACCTTA